GTGATGATGATAGTGAATATCCATCTTCTCCAATGTCTATAACACTTTCAACGAGGTAAATTAAAATGGCAGAATTTAGTAATTATTTAGAAAACGCATTTATTAATGCAGCTTTAAGAGCAACAAATTTTACTGCACCTACAACGGTGTATGTATCTTTATATACAAGTGACCCAACAGATGCTGATTCAGGAACAGAAGTATCAGGTGGTTCATATGCTAGAACATCAGCAGCATTTGATGCACCAAGTAACGGTGTAACACAAAACACATCTGATGTTACATTTCCAACAGCTACTGCTTCATGGGGAACAGTTACTCATGTGGCTATTCATGATGCTGCTTCTGCTGGTAATATGTTATTTCACACACCTTTAGATACATCTAAAACAATTGACACAGGTGACATCTTTAAAATTACATCAGGCAACTTAACAGTTACATTAGCTTAAGGATAAATAATGGCACTTGTCGTTAAAGATAGAGTAAGAGAAACAACTACAACCACAGGAACAGGCACAGTTACGCTTGCTGGTGCAGTAGATGGTTTTCAATCATTTTCTGCCATAGGTGATGGAAATACAACATACTACGCTATTGTAAGTGGAAACAACTGGGAAACAGGTCTTGGAACTTATACAGCATCAGGCACAACTTTATCTCGTGACACCATATTAGAATCATCTAATAGTGGAAGTGCTATTACATTAGCTGGGACAAGTGATGTGTTTGTAACATTCCCTGCTGAAAAATCTACTCCATTAGATTCTAATGATGATTTGGTTATTTCTAATAATTTAAGCATTGGTGGTCAAGGATATTCACCAACATTAACATTAACAGATGGTGCAACAATTAACTGGGATACAGATAGTGGTCAAGTGGCTACAGTTACATTAGCTGGTAATAGAACATTTGCAGCACCTACTAATTTAGTAAATGGTGGATTCTACGCATTAGAAATTGTGCAAGATGGCACAGGCTCAAGAACTGCAACATGGAACAGTGTATTTAAATTTACAGGAGCAACAGCACCTACATTAACCACAACAGCTAGTGCTAAAGATTATTTAGTATTTAGAAGTGATGGCACAAACTTGTATGAACAAGGTCGTAGTTTAGGGGTAGGTTAATGATTGTATTACCAGCAGGTGGTCAACAGGCACAATACAACATTGAGCAAAGTGTAAGATTTAGATATGACACAAATGCTAACTTTGATGGTATTAAGTGCTATACAAATAACGGAAGAACAACAGGCACAATATCTTGTTGGGTAAAACTTTCTGATGCTCGTCATGACAACTATCATTACATTTTTGAGCAAGGCGGTGATGCCAATAATAGAATATCGTTGCTTACAAGAAGTTCTGCTGATGCAAACGCATATAGATTACATTTCTTATTAACCGTAAGTGGAACTAATTATCAACTTGTAACCACTAGAGTATTCCGTGACCCAACTGCTTGGTATCATATTGTTGCAGTATTAGATACAACAAATGCCACTGCGGCAGATAGAATGAGGTTGTATATTAATGGTGAAAGAGAAACTGATTTTGTTACAAACACAGTTTCATCAATACCTCAAAACCAAGTTACACGATTTAACAGTAACTGGGATAGAACAGTAGGAAGTTATAGTTATGGGTCTGGTGTATATACTATGGAAGGGTATATTGCTGACTTTAAAATTGTTGACAATCAAGCATTAACAGCAGATGATTTTGGCGAGTATGATGAAACCTATAATACATGGAGACCAAAAGAATACACTGGCTCTTATGGATTAAATGGTGTTCATTTAGACTTTGCTGATAATTCAGGATTAGGTGTAACTGAAATAGGCAAGAATAAAGCTGAATACACTATGTTATCTGCCAGCACAGACGGAACTAATGGATATTATAGATATTCTCAATTATCAGGTGTATCAGATGGTTCTCAAGGAACAATATCAATGTGGGTCAAGTTTGATAACGCTAGTCCAAGTTCTAATAGTGGTAATGCTTGGGATTTAGTATGGGGTTCAAGAGATAACTCTGTTGGTGATTCTGTAGCTATTTATAGATATTCTTCTGGTGCTATTAGTGTCAGATTATATGATAGTAGTTTTAGTAATATCTTGTTTAGTAATTCTACTAGCACATTAACATCAACAACTGATTGGTATCACATTTACACAACTTGGGATACAGTCAACGAATATTTTCATGTGTATATTAATGGTGTTGAAGAAACAATGTCTTCATACACATTTAACAATAATAATAATGTTAATTACACTGTGCCTTATTGTGGATTTGCTGGTGACTTGTATGCACCTTACGGACCAAATACACCTGCTGATTGGGGTCAAATATATGTCAACTATTCAGAATATTTAGACCCAGCAACTTATTTAGATAAGTTTATATCAGGTGGCAAACCTGTTGGTCTTGGTGGTGATGGTTCTTTACCTAGTGGTAATTCGCCAACTGTATATTTAAATGGTGCAGGTGGCACAACAAAAACAACCAATGTTGGAACTGGCGGTGCTTTCACTCAATCAGGAAGTGTTGCTTCTGGTTCATCTTTAACAGGTGAAGGATATAGTGAATATGACTTTACACCTAGTGGTATTTCTTTAACATCTGGTTACACTTATGACTGGATGAAAGATGTGCCTTTGCCTGTTGATGAAGATACAGGTAATTTTTTTACTATGCACCCATTATGGAAGTCTAGCAATTCAACTACTTCTTTTGGTAATTTAAGGGCTCAATCAACTGGCGGAGTCAATCATACTCAATTAGCTAGTCATACATGGCAAAGCGGTAAGTGGTATATTGAAATATATATCGTGAACGGTTCTGATTCAGATATGATTGGTATACAGCGATATATTGATTTTACAGGAACATATACAGATAGTTATAGAGTAGACACTAAAAGTGCTTATGGTGCAGGGTTATATAGAAATGGGCAAGTATATACCACATCAGGAGCAACTAACTGCACAGCATCATTTACCACTGGTGATACCATCATGATGGCTATTGATATAGATAATGATAAAGTATGGTGGGGTGTAAACGGCACTTGGGGTAATTTAGGAGGTGCAGGTGTAGGTGACCCAGCTAATGGCACTAACCCACACTTTACTAATGTTGTATCTGAATATGATGGCAATATTTTTGGTTTATCTGATGCTTCGTCAGGTAGTAATTATGATATGGCTATAAATTTTGGACAACAGCCATATAACTATACACCACCATCAGGATTTAAAAAGTGTAACTCATATAATGTTGAAGGGTATAGAGTATCTACTGGAGATCAAGAAATTGCATCAGGTAAAGATACTCATGATATTAAAACTTGGACAGGAAACGGAACAAGTCAAGACATTACAGGATTAAAATTTCAACCTGATTTAGTTATAATTAAAAATTTATCTACTGCAAGATACTGGCGACTGCAAGATTCAGTGCGTGGTGCAACTGGCACAGATACCATGTTATATACAAATAACAGTAGTAATGCGGCTAATTATAGTAATGCAATTACTTCATTTAACAGTGATGGTGTTTCATTAGGAACTGATGTTGGTGTTAATGAAAGTGGTAAAAACTTTGTAGGATACTTTTGGAAAGCAGGTGAAGGAACAACATCGTCTAATACAGAAGGTTCAATTACCTCTACAGTGAGTGCAGCTTCAGAAGTAACAGGCATGAGTATTGCAAAATACACAGGTAATGGCACAGCAGGTGCAACGATTGGACATGGGCTAAATACAACATTTTCATATTCACATCTTTATATGGTGAAAAATTTAAGCACCAGTCAAAATTGGGCATTAGCACATAGAGTTGCCAATGTAACACGATACATTCCTATGCCATTAGGTGCTAGAACAACAGATTCTACAATATGGAATGACACATTAATGAACGCAACTGTAGCAACAGTTGGAACAAGTGCATTAACAAACACAAGTGGTGATGATTATATTTTATATTCTTTCTCATTTGATGGTGGCAGAATATATTATTATCGTGGTTCAGGAACAGATAATGGACAAACATTTATTCCATTAAACTTTAAACCATCAATGATATGGATTAAACCTAGAGACAATACTACTCAATGGTATGTATGGGATAATGGTCAAAATACCCATAACCCTAGAAACACATTTCATTATTTAGATTTAACAAACACACCGAATACAAGCGGAGCAGATATAGATTTTCTATCTAATGGTGTAACTATTAGAAACACAGCAGCAGATTTAAATGGAAGTAGCACAATTTATGCATTTGTTGCTTTTAAAGACACTCACGCAAAATACTCATTAGCAGGATAAAACATGGCATATAAACTAAACGGCAAAGTAATTAATGGTTCATTTACTCATAATGGCAATCAATATCCTAGCAACTGGTTAGCATTGTCAACACAGGCAGAAAAAGATGCTATTGGTATTACATCGGAAAATGAAACAGACAGAGAAGATGATTTCTATTACCATAATGGTGATATAAATACACCTAAAGCATTAGATGATGTAAACCAAACAGATGATGATGGCAATCAACTATATGAACCTGATGGCACAACACCATTAGTCACTAAAGGTTTAAAAACATTATGTGAAGAAGCTGTTAAGAAAACATCACATACTTTATTATCTAAAACAGATTGGTATGTTACTCGCAAGTATGAACAAAATGTTGTTATACCTGATGACATTACTACAAAACGAACAGCATTAAGAAATGAATCTAATAGGTTACAAACTGCTATTCAAGCTGCTACAAATGTTGCAGAATTAATTACAGCGATGAACTCACAAGATTGGGGTGAATAATGTTTGGCATACATGGGTTTTCTGAAAAGCCATATAGCTCATTATTCTACAATCCAGTATTAGCTAGTGGTGACATTACTGCTGATGCAACAGTAACAGGTTTTGGTGGTTTAGAAAAAAGAGCCACTGCAAGTGTATCTGCCGATGCAACATCATCTGCTGTAGCAATACGATTAAGAACAGCATCTGGTGCAATATCAGGTTATGCACTAATGGATGCAGAAGGTTTTTCATTAGCAGTAGCTAGTGGAACAATATTTTCTAATGTGAGTGTAACTGCATTAGGTGGTGTTGTATTTGCATCAGGTCCTATCAACATTAATGCAACAGCAACATCAACAGGTCTTGGTGGTGTTGAATATGATGGTGTTGGAAATATCAATACAACTGCAAATGTATCAGTATTAGGTAATGCTATCTTTGTTGGTGATGCAGTGATTAATGCAAACGGAACATTATCATCAGCAGGGTATATATTAGGTGAAGAATGGACAGATAGTGCAGTTGGATCAGAAACATGGACTGCATCATCTACTGGAAGTGAAACATGGGTGGAAGATACACCTGAATCAAATACATGGTTACGACAAGGATAAAACATGGCAAAAACAAAAATATCTCAATATGATTCAACCGCAGCTAACAATACCGATATAGATGGTATTAATATTGCTGAATCATGTCCGCCTTCAGGTATTAACAATGCAATTCGTGAGGTTATGGCACACCTTAAAGACTTTCAGTCTGGGGTTAGTGGTGATACATTACCTATAGCATCTGGTGGAACAGGAACATCAACAGCATCTGGTGCTAGAACAAGTTTAGGTTTAGGTGCTTTAGCAGTTAAAGATACTATTGCAACTACTGATATAGATGCAGATGCAGTCACTAATGCAAAAATTGCAGATGATTCTATCGATTCAGAACACTATGTAGATGGCTCTATAGATACTGCACATATTGCTGACGATCAAATAACAAGTGCTAAAATTGCAGACAATGCAGTTGGTGCAGATGCACTCAATGTTAGTGGTAACGGAACTTCTGGACAAGCATTATTATCTGATGGTGATGGCACATTTAGCTGGGGAACATCAGGTGGTATTACAGAAACAACAGGTTCTGCACCATATTATGGAGCAAGAGCATTTGCTAACTTTGATGGAACATTAACAGGAACAATCACACCTCGATCACAAGGTAATATTGCAAGTATTGTTAGAAACTCAACAGGTGTTTATACAGTAACATTTACTGAAGCGATGCCTGATGCAAACTATTGTATTATTGGAACTTGTGGTGAAAACCCTGTTAATAACGGAACTGTATATTTAAATGCTATATTTATTGCAGCAGGTGGTCATGGTATCACACCAACAAAAACAGCTAGTTCATTTAATTTCCAAACTATATTTGCTGATGGAGGTAGTGGCTTCGGTTATTTAACTGACTATGATGAAGTTTCATTCACAATTATAAGGTAAATTATGGCAACTAGAATACAATTTGAAGAATGGTTGCCTGACCAACCATCAGTAACATCATTAAGAGATGCAAAGAATGTATACCCTACAAGCGTAGGTTATGCACCATTTAATAATGCAGTAGACTTTTCTCAAGCTGCATCTGAAAATATTAATTCTGTATTTGGTGCTAAATATGGTGATGAAGTAGCTATCTTTGCAGGTGGTGCAAGTAAATTGTTTAAACTTGATGCAACAGATTTATCTGTAGACGATGTATCAAAATCTGGTGGTTACTCTGGTAGCACATGGAACTTTACACAATTTGGTAAAGTTGTTATTGGTGCTAACAATCAATCTAAATTACAATCATGGACTATAGGAGCATCATCTGCATTTGCAGATTTAGATACAAATGCACCGATTGCTAAATATGTCACTGTAGTTCGTGACTTTGTAGTCACTGCTAACTTAAATGCAAGTGTAGATACAAACAAAGTTCAATGGTCAGATATTAACGATGAAACTACATGGACAAGTGGCACAACATCACAATCAGATTATCAGATTATCCCTGATGGTGGTGATATTACTGGCTTAACTGGTGGTGAAATAGGTTTAATCTTTTTAGAAAAATCTATTGTTCGTATGTCTTATGTTGGCTCACCATTATTCTTTCAGTTTGACACAATTTCAAGAGGTTTAGGTTGTTTAGAAGGTAATTCTATAGCACAATATGGTGCTACATCATTCTTCTTATCTGCTGACGGTTTTTATAAATGTGATGGTCAGACAGTAACAGGGATTGGCACAGAAAAAGTAGATAGATATTTCTTTGATGATGTTGATTTAACATCACTAGGAACTATGTCTGCTGCGGCTGACCCTATTAAAAAATTAGTAGTATGGAACTATAAAAATGTTGATGGTGGTCGCAGTATTCTTATATACAACTGGCAACTAAACAAATGGTCAAGAGTAACTACTGACTCTACAGGAGTAGGAACTATATCTACAACTGGTTATACATTAGAAGGTTTAGAGACTGTATTAGGATACACCGATTTAGAAACTATACCAGCATCACTAGACAGTCGATTATGGGTTGGTGGTAAGTTCTTATTTGCAGGATTTCAAGATACTAAAATTGTTACCTTTACTGGCACAACTTACAATTCTGAAATTATTACACCAGATATAGAAGTTGGATACAATTCTGTAGCAACTTTAGTTAGATCACAAATAGATAATGGTAGTGCTAATATTAAGATCGCATCAAGACGAGAACTAGATGATAACATACAGTTTGGTTCATCATCTACAACATCATCAGAAGGTCGAGCAAGTGTTAGAAGTGCTGGTCGTTATCATAGGTTCTCTATAACGCCAACAGGAAACTGGACTAACGCATCTAGTATTGATGTAGATTTTAGAACTCAAGGTAATAGATAATGCAGTTTAGACGATTACAACCACAGTATGCAGATACTCGTGAAATTGCAGAAGTTACCAATCAAATATTAAATGGTAAGTTAAATTGCACAGGCACATTTGATTTAGATACAAGTTGGGCAACAACAACGACTATATACAATGAGCGTATCTCTACAGACTCTAAAATACTATTAGTTCCATTTAGTGATGCAGCAGAAACATCTACAGCACCTTATGGTGAGTTTACTAAAAACACAGATCAGTTAGCACCTAGTGCTGGTAATACAGCAGTTGTTGAATGGACTACCGAACATGAAGTTAATGGAGTGTATTTAGATACAGGTAACACATCTAGAATATATGTAAGAAATGACGGCATATATAAAGTATTATTTTCATTGCAATTAGCAAATGCTAATAACGATGGAGAACACGCAGATGTATGGTTTAGAGTTAATGGAACTGATGAAGCAGATTCAGGAAAGAGATTTGGTTTGCCTGCAAGAAAGTCTAATGGTGACCCATCTCACTTAACTGGAACTTCAAGTCATGTGTTAGATTTAACAGCAGGTGATTATATCGAGATAGCAGGAGCAACATCTTCGACTGATGTTTCTCTTGAACATTTTACTGCAACAACGACAACACCTTACACAAGACCTGCAATACCGTCTGCACAAATAAATATTACATACATTGCACCATTTAGCATGGACAATGTATATGTGTCTGCACAGCAAAACGGACAAGCAACAGTATCACACTTTGCTAATAATACATCAAACAACACATATGGGTATGTTATAATAGGGTAGTATATTTCTAGGATTTGTATCATGGAAACTAACCTATTCGTAGTTCCTACTACACACATACATCAGTTTTGGCATTTAGCTGAAAAACATTTACAACGAGCTATAGATACTGGTAACGGTGAATTTACACTAGACCAGTTAAGACAGTTTGTCTCACAAGGCAATTCAGAACTATTCTTAATACTAAAGGATAAAGAATGTCTTGGTGCATTTACAGTCCAATGGGTTATGTATCCTAACGACAGAGTGGCATATATCACTTATATAGGTGGTTATACAGATCACAGATGTTGGGAACAATTTCTTAATTGGGTAAAGAATAACGGTGGAACTAAAGCACAAGGTTCTACTGCAAAAGAATCCATAGTTCGTTTATGGAAACGAAAATGGGGTATGAAACCTAAATATACATTAATGGAGTATAAATTATGATATCGTTTAACAAACTATTCAACATCTTCTTTGGAACAGGAATGGTGCAATTATTGACATTCTACAAAGGAGGAGGTGGTGGAGGTAGCACACAAACTACACAAAACCAATTAGACCCTACTGTTAGACCGTTTGTTGAGTATGGTTTAGAAGAGGCTAAAGCATTATATCAAACAGATACTCCACAATACTATCCATATCAAACCTATGTAGACCCATCATCACAAACTCAATCTGCATTACAAGCTGCACAAAATAGAGCATTAGCTGGTAATCCATTAGTGCCAGCGGCTCAACAACAATTACAAAACACAATACAAGGTCAAAATTTAGGTCTCAATCCATACTTTGCTAACGCACTACAAGGTGCGGCAGGTGTTGCTACTACACAGTTCCAAGACGCTCTAAAAGACATTGCATCTCAAAGTTCACGAGCTGGTCGCTATGGTTCTGGTGCAATGGGTGACTTACAGTCAAGAGCATCTACCAATCTAGCTAAAGAGTTGACAAGCAGAGCTGGAGAACTAGCTTATCAAAACTATGCGGCTGAAAGAGCAGCACAAGAAAGAGCAACACAATTAGCACCATCTATGGCTCAAGCTGATTATGCAGATATAAATCAATTATTAAATATAGGTCAAATGTCTGAAGATTACCAAAGACAAGCATTAGAATCAGATATTGCTAGATATGACTTTGAACAAAATAAACCATATCAAAAACTTTCTGCATACCTTGGTGCTGCATATGGCGCACCTATGGGTCAAGTGTCTACAACAGAATCTTCAGGAGGTGGCAAGTAATGTGGAATTTTATTGTTCCAGCTGCGATTGGAGCTGTCACTTCCTATGCAATGGGTAAAGACCCAGTGCAAGGTGCTGCTGTTGGTGGTTTGACAGGTGGGCTTTTTGGTGGTGGTTTTGAAGGTGGCTTGTTTGATGTAGGCAAGGGTGTAGCGACTAACTCTATGACTACACCAACACTAGGTGGGCTAACATTAACAGGGGCTGGATCAGGTGGTGCTGCGGCAAGTGGATTAGCATCAGGAGCAACATCTATAGGTGTTCAAGATTTAGCAACTCGTGACCTTATTAACTCAGGTTTTAAAGACACTGCAATGACTATGCAAGACATAGACGCATTAAACCCAGCATTAGCTGAAGGTTATGACGATGTGTTAATGGATCGAGTTAATAACTTATCTACTGACATTGTGCAAGATAATGTTATGCCAGGTGTAGGTATTAATTTAGATCAAGCTGCAATTGATGATGTAATTACACCAGGATTGAGCAATATATATGAAGAAGCACCATACATGGCTATTCGTGATGGAGTTGCACCTGATATGAGTTACATTCCGGGTCAACTAGGTGATAAGTTTGAAGGTGTTAAGGTTCAAAACCCATATATGTATACAGACAATTCAGTGGTTGCTCCTACTGATTTATTAGAAACAGAAGAGCCAAGATTCTTTAGTAAAGCAGTTGATTATGCAAAAGAAAATCCTGTAAAAGTTGGGATAGGTGGATTAGGCTTATTATCATTGCTAGACCAACGTCAAACAATGCTTCCTACTAGCGCTGGTGGTGGAAGTATTAAAGCAGGTAGCCCTGATGCAGTAAAATATAACCAAATGGTTTCATCATACACTCCAAAACAACGTAGACAATTCTCACTTATTTAGGAATACACATGGCAGATAAATTCACAACAATGCTACAAGGCGGTGGTTTCAATCCATATAAAGGATTTATGCAACCTGGTATGCAACAACAATTTCAAGACGCACAGATGTTTGATACATTTATGGGTCTGTTGGGTGGCTATGGCAATTCTTTATATAAAGGCTACAGTCCAACTCAAAAGATTTTCAACACTATTGTTGGTGGATACACAGGAAGCCAAAACACAGTAGATCGATTTGGTAAAATCCTACAAGCACAAACAGGTCTTACTAAAGACAGACTTGATATTGCGCAAAAAGGTATGCAAAACCAAGAATTAATGAACAAAATGATCGCTACAAAAGAATTAGTTGATAGCAGTAATGATCCTTTCTTAAAAAGAGCATACAGCATTGATCCGGGTGCTATTACTAAAGCCGTATATGAATCTAATTATGCAAAAATGCCTAGATTAAGTGGTGATGATTTCTTCATTGCCAAAGCTTTGAATTATGACATCAATAATATGTCACAAGAACAAGCACAAAACATCATGAAGATCAGACAAGGTATGTCACCAAAAGATTATGCTGACTTACAAATCAATATTGCAAATATTAAAAAAGATATTCCTTCATTGGCAGATCAAATTCCACCTGGATATACTCAAAATGATGCTATGAATCAAGTCATAAGAAATGATCTTGTAAACAAAGTAAATCAGTTTAGTGAAGGCAATCAAGGAGGATATAGACCTCCAACATATATGCCCGGATATAATGTTAATATTCCATCAACTGATATATTAAGTAACAAACCATCATTTACTGCGTCTAAAGATGCTGAGTTTGTTGGAGGTGGATATACCCTACCATCAACCACCAATAAACAACCAGTAAATAAAACGGAACAATACCTTGCAAATCAAAATCAAATTCAAAACATTGTAGACCTAAATAAACAAATTTCTAAAAACACAGGTATTCAAGGTCTCACATCAGATTATCAATATTCGCCTAAATTTATACAAAAAATGATGGATGCAAAACTTGATAATCAAGTTAAATATACACAAATGTTTGATGATTTTAACAACACTTTAGAAAGTATTGACCAATTAAGTAATCATGCAGGTTTTAATAAGTTATTTAGTGCTGGTGGATTTATTCAAGGCAAACTTTCTAGGGATGCTATACAAGCCAAATCTATTTATGACAACATCATATCTAAAGGTGTATTAAATAAATTAGTAAACATGAAAATTAACGACCCTAATGGTGCTACTCCATTTGGTCAAATGAACTACTCTGAATTACGTTTAGTTTATGATTCATTTATTAAGCTAAAAGAAGCTGGTGGTGATCCTACTGCTGCAAAATTAGCTTTAAGTGAATTAAAAGAAAATATGAAGTTGGCTAGAGGCTATATGATGCAGAAAAGCCAAGGATATTACGGAGATGAATTAAACTCTAGTTACCCACAAATGTATTCACCTGATAACCTTGTTGGTCCTGGTGGACGATATGTAGCGACAGGTAAAGTGTTACAAGGTAAATACTATGGAATGGCAGATAACTTACAACCTGATGTATATTATGTGGTTATGGAAGATGGAACATATATCCCTGTTCCAAATAAAAAAACAGGCAACAATTTAACTAGACAAGACTATTATAAAAGGAATTATTAATGGTAGATCAGCTTATTGCACCTCCAGTGGAGGTTATAGGGGAGCTTGAAGACAATCCTTTTAACTTTGAACTTGACCCAACAAAAGCAGTTAAAGGAACAAATAGAAAAGATATAGACTTTCGTCCAGAAGACACTAGAGTCCCTCTAGAAAACAATCCTTTTGATTTTGATATCGAGGCACAAAAAGAAAGAGTTCCGAAAGACATACGAGTGTCTGACCCTATATCTTTTGTTATAAATACTGCGGCAAATTTTCCCGGATCAACCTTAGATCTTGCAAAAGCATACGCAGAACCAATCATTCACCCTGTAAGAACTGCGCAAAATGTTAAAAAGATATTTAACGGTTTTGCTGAGTTAAAAGCATATCACGAACTAAGGGAACAAAACCCAAACAATCCTGATTTAGCTATTACAGATGATATGAGAGCTGCGCAATCAGTTTTAGATTATTATGCTGAAAGATATGGTGATTGGAAAGGTGATGAAACAGACTCTTGGGATGTAATAGGCAAAAAGATATTAAGAACTATTGAGAATGATCCAGCAGGTTTTCTTGGCGATCTAACTATGATTTTTTATCCTACAGGTGGAATAACTAATCTAAGTGGTAGAGTATTAGGATCTGTAGAAAAAGCCTTAGGAAGCACAGGTAAAATTGGTCAAACAGTAACTAAAACAGGTCAAGCTATAACCACAGCAGGAACAAAGATTGATCCTATTTTTAGAACTGCGCAAATTGGTAAAGCAGTAGGTGTTCCTATTTTAAATTACATGGCAGGCCCTGGCACTACTCAATCTATGAATCAAGCCTTCAAAGCTGGACAAGCAGGTGGTGAGGCAAACAAATCATTTAGACAGGCTATTAAAGGTAAAATCAAAGAGTCTGATATCTTAAAGGCATTTAATAAATCAGTAAATTCTTTTAAAGCTAAGATTAGTAGTAATTTCAATTCTTTTGCTAATAGAATTAAAACTGTTAAAAATAAAGGCACTGAATCTATAGACTTCTTAAATAGAAAAATAGATGAGATTAGAAAAGATTTATTTGAAGATGTAGAAGTTCCAACAGGTAATAAAATTGAGTCTAAAACTGTAGATTCTAAAGGCAACCCTATTGAATCTGTAGATGAAATAAACATTGTAAGGCAAAAAAAACCCGGATCTAAGAATGTTGATGTTGAAAACTTTCTGTTATTAGAAGAAAGACTTGATCGTTTTAAAAATATGAATAAGTCTGACATTACGGGTGGTGATTTATTAAACCTAAAACAAGATATTCAGTCCTACTTTACTCCTGGCAATAAATACAATGATGTTATTACAGACGCTAATAAATTATTTTTAGATGATTTAAACAAAATAGACACCAATACAAATAGTGTGTTTAGCTCTTATTCTAAAATGATTGATGATTTAGATGACTTAGTGGTTACTACAGGCAAGTCAGATAGACCACAACTACAAATCGGCAAACTACAAACTTTATTAAGAGATACTCCAAGAGGTAAAGTAGGTTTGCAAGAAATGGATAAGTTACTAAAAGAGTTAGATACTAATGTCCTAAATCAACTTGGTGGACAAAACCTAAATAGAATATTTAATATGGGTGGTATAAAAAATACACTCGGAGCTACAGGTGCTGGAGCAGTAGGGTCTTCAGGTATTTTGGGTGGTGTAGGTGTTGGTGTTAATCTGCCACTTGTATTAGGTTTATTTGGAGGGGGTGCTGCAGCATCTTCACCAAGATTACTAGGAAATATATCTAATATATTAGGTGTAGGTTCTAGATATACCAAACCTGGTGTTATTTTACCTGGAATGGGTGTAGACCGTGCAGTTCAACAAACTGCTTATGAGCCGTTCCCAATAGATCCAATGGATGTAAGCAAAATGGATTATCAAATTAATCCTAATTTGTTTGATCCTGACTTTTTAGCACGATGATATGGCACGACTTAACCCTACCCCCTATCAACTTATACAACGCACCAAAGGTAACCCATGGAACAAGTAAAAGAAACAGTAGCAGTTCACTCGGCAGAAATTGATCATATGAAACGAGATATTGACTACATCCTTGAAAAAGTAGATAAGATGGATCAAAAGGTAGATAACATCGAGAAAGTTTTATCTGAGCTAAATGGTGGCAAAAGAGCCATGATGTGGTTCATAGGTGTTATTGTGGCTATATTAAGTTTCTTATTTGGTCACTGGATGGATAAATAATGGATAGAATGACCATTATCATCGTTTGTTTTTTAATTATTGGTTTAATATGGATACAATATGCGTTTTCTGCTGACACTACTATCAAATATTCTGGGATGCCTGTCCCATCTGCTATGTCTCCTAGCATTAGTGCTTTCAGTAATGATATGTGTAAGTCAGGTGTTTCAGGTGGAGCTAACACAGGTGTTATTTCAATATCTGGTGGAGCTACTATAACCGATGAGAACTGTGAGCGAATCAAACTTGCCAAGGTAATGAATGACCTAGGATTAAAAGTAGCAGCTGTTAGCATACTATGCCAAGATGACCGTGTATTTGAGGCAATGCTTCAAGCAGGTTCTGCCTGCCCTATAAATGGTGCTATCTCAGATGCTGCAATGATGGCATGGTTTGAACTTAAACCTGAAGTATTTGAGAGGTTATATGGCAAGGATTGGCGTCCTCCTACTGTTACTTATCCAATGGAGTAATTTATATGCGTGGAGTTGTTACTATAATAATGGCGAAGATGGGTGGTATGATGGAACGAGCATGGTATGCGATGGTATCGAGGTTAGCGTGGCTATTGAGACTCATTACTGTGAATGGTATCGTCCTGATGACCCGTATTGCGCACAGTTTCAAGTCCCTACTTGCGTGGATGTGGTTGAATATAAAACAGAAATGTGTCCCACAAATTATACTGGAGCTATCAACTATAGCAGAAACTACTCTTGCCAAACACTCTCTTTCACAGAATGGGTTGAAAGTAGTAATAATTGCACTGCTTTACCACCTTCATGTGTTGAAAGCACTGAGTCTAGGACTATGGCGTGTCCTAGTGGTTATGAAGGACAAATTACTGAAACGAGGATAAGTTCATGCCCAAATCCCTACGCAGAGCCGTTATGGCTCGAGTGGCTAGAAGAAAACAATACTTGCAAACAAAGCGTAAGCGATCCACAATCCCCATTGTCGGTTACGAATCCTATAAGCCCTGTGTCTCCCATCAACACAGAATCTGCAATTGCACCTCAAATAGATGCCCAGAATAGCCCTGTAGAACCCTCTGTAAGCCCCGCTACGGGCATTTCTAACCCTAACCAAGGGGTAGGTATACCCAAAGAATCAAACGTCTCTGAAAAAGCTCAAACAAGTAGTAAGGATGACAAGAAGTCTAGCACCGATAAAAGTGATAGCACCGACACAAAAAATCAATCCAACAATGATGGGCAAAAGAATGATAGCAAGGATAGGAAAAACCCATCTATCAACAGTCCTAAGGAAATTGTTCATGGCTTTGGTCTTGTCCTTTCATTAGAATTATTAAATAAACCAATGGAGTTCTATCAACCACCCTTGGTAGACCCCTTTACTATAGCACAGGAGTTTCCAATACATGAATCTACCAGAGAGTTTCAACTTGACCTTCTCAAAAGGAACGATATCGAAAATTATTATTATAGTATTTCCGATGATACTTGGGACGGGATACGCAGGAGTGACATTCTACAATAAGATGTTAAAGACAATTGAAGCTACAAGTAAGTTCAGAGTTATTGAGGACAATATCAATACACTACAATTAACTGTCGATGCAATAAAAGAAAGACAGTTGGAAGGACTTAATACCAATGTTAGGCTACAAGAAAAAGTTGCTGATGCGTATGTTCTTGCAAAAGAAAGTAACGCAATTGCTCTCTCAACGCAAAGAGAATTCCAAGCTACAACAGAAGCAACAAAATCAGAAGTAGAGACTATGATAAAGTCTGTAGAAGATAAGCTCGAAGTAATTAAACGAGCTACTACTAACCCATTAGATAGGAGATAAAATGGTTTGGACAGCATTAATTTCACCAGTAGCATCATTACTGGATAAGTTTATAGAAGACAAAGATCAGAAGAATAAGTTAGCACATGAAATTGCCACAATGTCTGAAAAACACGCCCAGGAATTAGCTAAGGGTCAGCTCGAAGTAAACAAAGTAGAAGCTGCACATAGATCACCTTTGGTTGCTGGTTGGAGACCATTTATTGGTTGGGTTTGTGGTGTTGCATTAGCATGGCATTTTGTCTTAGCACCTGTTATACTTTTCTTAGCAGCGTGGTTCAATGTAACATTACCTGCTTTGCCTGAATTTGATATGGGTTCTTTAATGACTGTATTAATGGGTATGTTAGGTCTTGGTGGACTGCGCACCTTTGAAAAACATAAAGGACTAACTAAATGAGGCTTTCACCGCACTTTAGCCTAGAAGAATTAACTCATTCTGATACGGCTACAAGATTAGACATCGACAATACTCCAACAGTCGAGGTTATTGATAACTTAACTTTTTTAGCGAACGAATTAGAATATGTTAGAAATTTACTTGGTCATCCTATGCTTATTAGTAGTGGCTTCCGTAGCTATGCTCTCAATGATCATTTGGGAAGCAACAGAACTTCTAGCCACACAAAAGGCTTGGCGGTGGACTTTATTTGCCCTAGCTTTGGGAATCCCAATAGTGTGTGCGATGCTATCGTTATGGCAAACGTAAATTACGATCAAGTAATATTAGAATATGGTCGTTGGGTGCATTTATCTTTTCACCCAAACAAGCCTAGAAACCAAGCATTAATCATTGATAAGAAAGGCACTAGACCATATAAACAGTCGTAGGGTAACGTAAAGTAGTGCTACAATAAAAGCATGAAGATCCTACTTCTAGATATTGAGACATCTCCTAATACGGCTCATGTATGGGGGTTGTATAATCAAAACGTAAGTATTAACCAACTCATGGAATCCTCCTATGTAATGTGTTGGGCGGCCAAATGGCTAGGTGAATCTGAAGTGTTCTTTAGCAGTAAAATGGAAACTACTCATCGTAAGATGATTAGAACCATACATAAGCTATTGGATGAGGCAGATGCAGTTATTCATTACAACGGCACTAAGTTTGATATACCAACCTTAAACAAAGAGTTCCTCCTTCTCGGTTTAAGGCCCCCTGCACCGTATAAAGAGATTGATCTTCTCAAGACATCTAGAGCAAAATTTAAGTTCCCATCTAACAAACTCGACTATGTTGCAAAAGCTCTTGAGTTAGGTGAAAAGGTGAAACACATCGGTCATGAGTTGTGGATTCGTTGCATGAATAAAGACAAAAAAGCATGGGAAATGATGAAGAAATACAATATCCAAGATGTTGTATTGCTTGAGAAAGTGTATAACAAAATGTTGGCATGGATCAAAAATCATCCTAACCAAAATGCCTATCACGATGGCACTGTTTGTCCTACCTGTGGAAGCCAAAAACTTATTAAAAAAGGTGTTTCTTGTAATTCAACCCATAAATATCAGAGGTATGTATGCAAAAACTGCAACACCTGGAGTCGTGGGAACAAATCTTTACTAAGAGGTCAACCCTCCCTCGTAGCAGTCTAATTTTAACTATGGATATAAATGAAATAGCAGACCATATGACCGACAAGTTGGTTATAGGGGTCGAAGTCGAATATGATAACAATACACTGGTTTTAACACTTGATGATGGATCTACTATAGAGTTAGTTGTTGATAGCATTTTTGCTGAAATACAACCGTATGACTCGTAAAGGTGCAAAGGAGATAACACTTCCTAACGGTGTAGAAACAGACAATTACTCTAAAGATTATATTCTTTATTGTGAAGCATTAAACTTATCTAAAAAACCCTTATATAAAAGAAGAGAATGGCTAACAAAGATCAAAAATCAAGAAAGAGTCGATGCCTTAAAATATTGGCTAGAGTGGATTTGGAAGAATTAATTGCTATCTTTATGGTTATTTATGGTTTGTATTTGATGGGTGTTTTAGTCACTGTGCTAGGTAAGTAGATATAATCCTCAAATAAGCAACTCGTGTATTCTGCATCTTGGTAATGTTCTTTTACATATAGATCTGCATACGCACAATTCTCAAAATGCCCAACATACATTGGGTCTTGCATAGTCATATATACGATTAGAACGTATTCAAACATTACTCGAACTGAACTTTGTTATCAGGAAATACTTTATGTCTTTTCCCAGAAGCTTCTTGTTCTACTTCAACTCTTATACCATCTTCTTCTTGAAAAAAATTAAGATTGAGCCATCTACCTTCAATTGCTATTCTTTTTGTTATCATTCTTACATAGTCCATTTCCATATATATCCCTACCACACCACCACTTTTCATGATAAGTGTTAGCAGGTTCTTTACACTTATGACAAACTTGTTTACCTACTTTAATCTTCGTCATGCAGTGGGTCTTCTATCCATTCATCAGGCATATTTCTTGGGGAAATTAATTTTGCCAATTCTTCAGCATAAATTTCTTCTTCTTTATCTAAATACCATCTTTGTTTTCGACATTCCTCGATCCTATTTTTTAACTTATCAACTTCGCTAAGATCAGAAGATTGTTTGTGTCCACGTCTATCTAAATACTTTCTATTGTTACCCTTGCAGTAACCTATGACTTCTTCTTGAGTAGACTTGGCTTTAATTACATCGAATGTTTCTATGCCACCTATTTTATAATGGTTTGGATTAATTGGATCACTCATTTTCAACGCTCCTTACAGATGTTAAATGATTACCACTTCCTAGATAATAACTATGCAACTTTTGAAACATATTGTCAATAAAATCCCGGTTGCCCATTTGATCTCTCAACTCATCAATATCGACATCTAGTAACCATACGGCTAATTTTAAAATATCTGAATCTGCCATCAACCAACGATATGCTTGACTTCTAAGTTGTGCTTTTTGATCAGCCTTATTTTGTTTCTTAGAATAATCGTGTAAAGCTCTTACAAAGATAGCTGCGATTAGCCTCCCTTCAGGTGACGCTGCTAATTGGTTGCGTAATTGGGTTTCCCCTCCCTTAACAATCATACAAATCCTTAGTTGTTTGTAATCATATTAACACAACACCTATTTATCTATGGATTATAATGATGTTGTAGGCAACTACAAATCTAAAGAAGGGAGAAATATTATGTGGACAAAACCATCAGCAACTGAAATGCGTTTCGGCTTTGAAGTTACAATGTATGTATGTAACAAGTAATAAAAAAGGGAGCTAAATGCTCCCCTTTTTATAAAGACATAAACTAGAAAGGAAGGTCATCTATGTCTTTACCATCATCTTGCGCCACTGGTCTACTGCGTGATGATGATTCGTCACGAGGAAAAAATACTTCAGAGTTGCCCAGGATTGTAGTCTGAACACCACCATCTCTTTCCTCTTTTGTTGTTGATTGACTGATAAAGCCATTATTACCGTATTGGTCTTTAGTGTCTGTATCTACCCATGTGGTTAGATTCATCCATTTATTACCATTTTTATCAGTAGTAACTCTGTCTTTCTCGATCTTGCTTAAATTAATTCCGATGTTAATTCCGTATCTAGGCATTATACCCTCCCTCTTTTAGTGCATTTTCTTTTGTATCAAATATTCCAATCATCTTCACACCTTCATCAGACAGAAAATGATATAGACCCCAAAATACTCCATTTTCAGCTACAAACATCAGTATTCGACCTGTAGCTTCTTCATATTGTATTCCTCTTTCTGCATCCCATTTCATACCTACTCCTTTTTATTTATTGCTTCTTGCATATCTTCAACTTCATTAAGGAACTCTATGACTTCATCCTCTAGTTCTTTAATAATCTTATCATCTTTTTCTATCCTTTGCACATATAATCTTAAATGCTCAGGAAAGAAGGGCGAGTATGACACGAAGTCACACCAAGAACGATTCGTGCAGGCCATCTGAAAATACATCTGTTTTAACCATTTAGACGGAATCTTCTTAGTTAGTAAAATCTCAGTGTGTGTATGAGATTGGGGACACTTGATCTCGATTAGTCCGTCATCACCGACCAATCCGTCTGGCGAAGCACCTGCCATCTTAATTGTAGGATGATCTATAAATCCCACATCTTCCACACTATGATTTTCTAATATATATGCGGCCTTAGCTTCATCTTCTGTATCTATTCCATGTTGCATAGCTGCATTTATATATGTATCTGTTTTTTGGTTAGTCAAACGCTCAGTAAGAAGTTGAACTTTATAAGCCTTCCTGGTTGCAGACTCACCTGATCGACCCTTGGAGGTCACTGCATCCATCTTACTAGCAGTAACCTTCCCTAATCGAGCCTCAAACCATTCATCAGTTCTTTGCTCCATCTCTTGCCCTTTCTAATCTGTCTAAAAAATGTGGTTGATATTGCGAGAACCACCAATTTGCTGTTTCACCGTCTTTATATAACTTCCATTTACAAATTTCATCTATATGAACAACTGCACTATGGGTATCCTCTCCCATGTTAAATGAAAAATATTGAACAATATAATATAGATCATTTATTTTACCTTCAATACAACCTTGCATTGATATTTCATCTTGCTGAGTTTTTTCCATAAACTTGTATGTATGAAAGTAGTGTCCTACTAAATCATTCCTTATTTCAAATTCTTTATTTTCCATTTTCCTCTTCCCTTTTAATTATTGCATTAACTATAGGCAATCCTTCTTTTCTAAGTCTATTATCCTTCCAACTATTAAATAAAGTTTTAACAGCGTTTACACCACCATCTTCAAAAGCATTATTCAATTGATCTTCTACGGCAATGTTTAATGTATCTTCACCTTTGTAGATATATAAACCGATACCAAACACGGCTATACATTTTGCTAGACATCTCATCATTGCAGTGTTGATATCCATTGCAGTTGGATTCTTAATTGCTTTGTTATTTTGGATAACAGGTAATTGCATACCCATTGTTTTACCAAAAGCATTTACCTTACAAAACACCATATATGTGTCATTGTAGATTTGTGGCTCATCAAACTCCCATGTTGCTTTTGGGTCTCTTCTTAGTAATTCTTCTACTGCAACTGTCCAGGTGAGGTAGTTAAAACGACCTTTTTTCTCGATATGTTTATCTACATTGACCTGTGATAGTGCAACAAAATCATAGATTTCTGCTGACATAATGTTCTCCTTTTTAGTTATGTATAGATAAGTCTATATTAGATTATAATAATAGTCAATTTTTATTTGACATTAAACATATTTTAATATTAGAATGAACTTATGTTTAATTATGGAGATAAAAATGGATAGAGATAGCTGGTTACAAGATTACGATGGTTATTTAGATCAACAGTATCAAAAGCAAGATGATGAAGAGCGTGAGCAACATGAAGCAGATTATGCAGTTGATGAATATTTTTTAAATAAAGGAAAGAAATGATAATTATAGATCCAAAAATAACTTTTACTGATGCACTTAATTATTTTAATGGCGATAAATTACTATTAAGAAAAGAACTAGGTGATGTCTCTAGGCAAGTAGTTTATAACTGGAAGAAGAAAGACCGTCTTCCATCAGATAAGGTGCTTATGTTACAACAATATGTAATCAAAAATGATATTTCTTGAACGATTAACACATGAGGTTTTAGACTATGACAATTATCTGCTGCGTAGGTTCACTAGCTATGCCATGGCAAAACAGTTTGTAGAGAATAAACCTGGATGTAAGGTCAAGAAGATTAAATTTGATTTATCACAAATGGAGGAGTGTTCATTTTGAATTATTATTCACACCATATTGGTGACTTTATAAAAGACACTAATTATTTAACACATGAGCAAAGAAGCATTTATTTATCTCTTATTTGGCTATATTACGATCAAGAAAAGCCTTTAGATAAAGATCTAGATATTATTGCTATGAAAGTTAAGGCAACCAAAGATGATATTGAGTTATTGTTAAAGATTTTTTTTACTGAAGAAGAGGATTGCTATAGACATTCTCGATGCGATATTGAGTTAGAAAAGGTCTACAATAGGTCTGAAAAAGCTAGACAAAACGTGCAAAAACGTTGGGATAAAGAGAAAAAATACAAACGTAATACAAACGTAATACTACCCAATACCCAAAACCCAATACCCAAAACCCAAGTTAATAAAGAAAAATCTTATAAAGACGATCCTAAATTTATGGAGTTTTGGCATACATATGATCATAAAGTTGGTGCAGTTGAAGCCTATAAGGTATGGGTTAAGGATAAGTGTGAGAAACAGTTGGATGTTATAAAGAAACATATTGCTTTTTATCATGCAAGTAAGAATTGGAAAGAAGGTTTTAGGAAAGATCCTAGGACTTATCTATACCAAAAGATGTATTTAGATGATGTAACAGGATCTACGCCTAAAATTAAAGGAAGGGTTTTATGAGTGAGATAACAGTTGGTGAAATGATGGATAGAATCATCATTACAAAAAAACAGATTGATGAGGAACATGGTGAGTTAGAAATAAATGATTATAAGATTAAATCTACAGATGGTTTTTATGATCAACTAATTAAGTATTATCGAGATGAGAAAGATTCCGGGTATTCACTACCATTTGCTAAGACTGATGGTAATTTCTCTGTAAGGTTAGGTGAATTAACTATTTTTACAGGCGTATCAGGTCATGGTAAGTCAATGATGTTGTCGCAGATTTGTTTGTATCTAATGAACTACACAAAAGTGTTAATTGCAAGTATGGAGATGAAGCCTGTATTGACATTATCAAGAATGATTACGCAAAAGCTAGGTGACCACAATCCGACAGATAAGTTTATAAAACAATTTTGCGATGAGTTTGAAAATAAGTTATATATTTATGACCAACAAGGGGTAACTGATAGCACAGATATGTTTAGTGTGTTGATGTATGGCAAAGAAGTATTGGGAATTAATGTTTTTGTAATTGACTCATTGATGAAGATGGGCGATATATCTGAAGACAACTATGATGCACAAAAAGTATTTACTGATAGATTAGCGGCCTATTGTCGAGACCTAAACATTCATGTGTTTTTAGTATGTCACACCCGGAAGATGTCTGATGAATACACACACCCTGATGCTACTAACATTTTGGGATCAAGTCACATTAGAAACCTTAGTGATAATATCTTGTTATGTTTTAGAAATAGGGAAATAGAAGATTTAAAGTTTGCAGGTAATTGTCCTGAGGAGCGAGAGAACGAACCCACTGCATATCTAAAAGTTCAGAAGCAAAGAAATTATCCATTTGAAGGAACATTTTCTTTGTGGTTTCATGAGAAAAGTTTGACTTATAAGGAGAAGCCAGTATGATGACAGTTAAAGAGTTGCTCAGTAGGATTGAAGATGTTTTTGGTGACGTAAGTAAAATTAGGTTCATTGACAACTGTGGTAACATACAATCTTGGGAGAAACGTGATGGTAAATTTTACCTTATCAAAACACAACAGAGACATTCTGAAACAACGCATTGATAATCTTGATGAAGACAAGATATACACTGTAGAGATTCGAGAAAGAAAGATTAAGCGATCTGTTGATCAGAACAAACGCCTTTGGAAACTATATACAGTTATTGGTGATTCACTTGGATACCAACCTGAAGAGATGCATGAATTATTAGCATTTAAATTTTTAGGTGAAGAAAAGAATATTAACGGTGAAAAGATTTTTAAAGTGCCTTCTACATCCACATTAACCATAGATGATATGGCAGAGTATCAAAGACAAATAGAATTTTGGGCATCAACTAACTTTGGGATGCAATTTAAAGATGGTCTATAGAAATAAAAAACTACTTGTTAAACTAAGAGATCTACCTTGTATGTGGTGTGGTGCTATGGATGGAACAGTTTGTGCTGCACATCGTAACCAAGGAAAAGGAATGGGATTAAAAAACAGTGACGCATTAGTCGCTTCATTATGTTTTACCTGCCATTCAGAATTAGACAATGGTGCAAAACTAACAAAAGAAGAACGTAGAGAACTATGGAATGAGGCTTATGTTAGAACAATGCAACATCTAATTGAAAATGAAATGTTGGTTCTTAAATGAGATATTTATCAGTTTGTAGTGGTATCGAGGCGGCAACAGTAGCTTGGCATCATATGGGTTGGAAGCCTGTTGCTTTTTCAGAAATAGAAAAGTTTCCTAGTGAGGTTTTACAACATCATTACCCAAATGTAGCCAACTTAGGTGATATGAATAAATTTAAAGAATGGAGTGTAGATGGAACAGTTGACCTTATTGTCGGAGGAACACCATGCCAATCCTTCTCAGTTGCAGGCCTCAGAAAAGGACTTGAAGATCCTAGAGGAAATCTCGCACTTACCTTTTGTGCATTACTTAATAAGTTTAGACCCAAGTGGTTCGTTTGGGAAAACGTGCCAGGTGTCCTCAGTTCCAATAAAGGACGAGACTTTTCTTCCTTCATCTCAGCGGTGGCTCAACTCGGGTATGGGTTCAGCTACAGGGTGCTTGACGCTCAAAACTTCGGAGTCGCACAGCGAAGAAGAAGAGTGTTTGTTGTCGGACATCTTGGAGACTGGAAACCTACTGCCGAGGTATTATTTGAGTCCAGTAGCCTGCAATGGGATACTAAGAAGAGCAAAGAAAAGAGGGAAAAAACTTCCACCGACCCTATACCAAGCGTTGCTAACTGTCTCCAAACAACTTGCAACAACTTCTCAAGATCAGACGGATTCAACATGATCCCATTGTTACATCAAGATTATGTAGATGCACTTTGCGCTAGAGATTACAAAGGATTAAATTCTGATAGTCTTCACAGAAAAGCTATTGTAGAAACATTAGCATATTCAGCAGACAAAGCACCAACCTTAACTTCTAGTGCTGCAGGTATAAGTCGAGTGGGTAATGATACTACGGCTGATAGCCAATACATTGCTTTTCATGCAACACAAGATCCTATTAGTGGTGATAAGTCACCGTGCATAGGTGCAATAGGTAAGATTGGAGTGATGGATAAATCAGATGCTATGAGGGTAAGAAGATTGACCCCTATAGAGTGTGAAAGATTACAAGGATTTCCTGACGGATACACAGACATCAAAGATAAATGTCCTGATGGTCCAAGATATAAAGCACTAGGAAACAGTATGGCAGTTCCTGTTATGAGATGGATAGGTGAACGAATCAATAAGATTGAGCCTAAATATCAAGATTGAGCCTAAATATCGAAATTTTCGCTTTTTTAAGGGGTTAAAATATGGGGAAAGGAAGTAGTAGACGAGTTGAAGATACAAAAAAAGTAGAATCAAATCCATTTTGGGAAAACACATCATTTGCAAAAAAGCAAAAGGAAAAGTATGGCAACGAGTCCAACACAACTGACACTAAAAAAACTAAGAAGTGAGGGTTATACCACTGTTCAAATAGTCGAGCGATGGAATGCCTTTGCAAAGATTAGACAAGATCTATTTCAGATCATAGATGTATTAGCCGTGAAAGATGGTGAAACAATTGGCATCCAAGTAACAAGTAAAACTAATGTCCCTGCCAGGATTAGAAAAATTGAAGAGTGCGAACACCTCAATAATCTTCGAGATGCGTCCTGGAAGATATTAGTTCATGGATGGTATAAAGAGAATAACCGATGGAAACTTAAAGAAGTTGATGTCAGTTAGATTGAGCTTATCTATTAAGATTGAGCATTAAATATGGAGGATATATGAAAAGCAAATATGATCATAGAAATTACGTTTACAAAATAAATGGCAAAGAATATAAAAAACCTCAAGCCTTGAAAATTATTTTGGATATTTTAGGAACGACAAAAAAATCAATGGAAGAAATAGCAGAAGAAGGAAAACTTTCTTTTGATAATGTCAGAACACTAATTCACACTTTAAAAGATAATAACCAAGTTTTAAACACGAAAGAAAGAAGAAACGGAAAATTCCTTTATAAGTCCATATATGATTGTTTATTGGCTCAGTTATTAACGCCAAAAGTTGAAGATATAGAAAAGGCGTTCAAGGTAAAAGGTAAAACTATTAAAAAGGTTGAGGACTTTAAAAATAAATCCTTAGGTTATAAGCCAAACAATATTAATTTTGGTTCATCTCATTACGATCAACTCGGCTAATGGAATTAGATTTCTTATTAAATATTTTAGATAATTGGGCGTTATGGATGCGCTCAGATAATCATCGCTTAGGATATCCTAGGAAATCTATTCTTCTTTCTAGTGGTGGTGAGAGTGTCGAGGGGGTGTTGGATGATATGATGCAAGAGATGGATTTAAAACACGTTGAAATCATTGACGCCCTTATTGAAGACCTACCAAAAGACCTCAAAATGGCTTTATATGCTAGATATTTGAGATCTAAAAAGCCGATGTATTACGAAATCAAATTAAATGATGCTATTGAGCGATTGCTGCAATTGGCTGAATCACGCATAAATTAAGGGATTGACGGATTCCGATTCTATGAGATAATTGGGGGGTGGGAAAGTTACGCCCAAAAAAAACCCCTCTTCCGAGGGGTTCATTTTTTAGTTGATCTTGAAACACAAATAAAGCATATAACTCAATGAGAAGGTCATAAAGACCATAAAGGCATATAAACATATTAACCCTAGCTTCTCATATAGCTTCCTATACCATGGTTTTTTATAAAAGATTGGTTGATAAATTTTTTCATAATCCATTTTGAATCCTTTCATGATTGGATAAAATAATTTAAAAAGTTTAAGAAGATAAACACCAAAAATAAGGTAAAAAGACCTTTTAATATTTCTTTTAATAGGTTTTTCATGTGTTCCAATACCTTTGAGATTTTGCGATGTTTTCTTGTAAATCATATAAATATTTATGATCTTTATCAGAATCAAATTTTAAAGCCCTTTTTAGATCATAGAAAAATGAGAGTAATTTTCCAACGTCTGATAAATAAAGGTCTTGCATTTCTTGAAGGTTATCTAATGCCGAATCAAAATCTTTAAATCCTTGTAATAATTTAATGCGTTGTTGTTCGGTTAAAGTTATGGATTTATCTTTCATTTGTAAATGTTCCTTTCTAGGGTGTTGTTATTAAATGGAATAGTAGTTCCGTTATAGTCTACGAACCAATTAAAGTCTTTTTGAAAGACCTTATAACCTAAACGGTATTGATTCGAGGCTTGGTTCATTCGTGTTTTTGTGGTGTTCGTATACCAATCACCACTATTTAGAATAATTTCAAAGTCGTTAAATTTTACAACGTCCGTTTCATGATATTTAACGCAAATGTAATTGCCATCACTATAAACGGTTGTTTTATGTGTTCCTAATTTAGATTGAGAAGCCATTTTTAATTCCTTTCTCTTTAAGATCATATTCATATAAAGCCATACGAATATGGTTTTCAAGAATCTCAAAAGACTCTTGAGGGGTTAAAATTCCGTTCTCAATGTCCTTTTGATGGACTTGGACGGTCTTACAAAACTCATGGTGGTTAAATGTTATGTTCATTTTATGTCCTCACGGTTAAATTGAAATTGATGTTCGCTCTCTTCTACTTCCCATAGATCATCAAAATCATTGTCTAAATGGACTAATTGAAAATTATCGCTTTCTGCTGCTTTTGCTACGATAGGATCAAGAAGCCCTTGATTCCAAAGGTCTCTGACATCATCAAGTGATGAACCTTTAACCCTAATTACTACGTCCATCTCGTAATGGCGTCTAACTGTTACATCATAAAATTTAGGCATTGTCATTCCTTTCTATAGGTGTGTATTGAGTTAATATAAATTTTGCCATCGTATCAGTTAAAAAATAGTATTGCTTCCAAGCGTCATAGGTTAGGAAATCGTTGACGTAAGAAAGATATAATTCTTCTACTGATAAAGAATGGTTAAAACCTTTTGGATAATAAATATCTTTGGGTAACTTTTGTTTCATGTGTTTTCCTCCATGTTTCTTTCTGCCTCTTGAATTTTACGATGAATTTTGAAGAGTAAATATTTAAGGTTGTAAATATATTCTGCATGAGATTCTACCCCTCCCAATTCTGAGAGGTTCTGTATCTCATCCATAATATTGTCAATAATTGTTGGGTGTAATTTCATTGTTAATATTGGATATGGTTTCATTGTTGATCCTCCATGATTTGGTTCATTGTGTAGTTATAAACGCTTCCGATTTTGATTCTATGAAATGATGCGTTTTCTTTTAAATAACTACGAGTTATTTTTGTTCCTCGGTTATGATGCGCTTGAGGGGGTAATTGTTGAATCTTTTCATATAATGAATTAATAGCGTCCGATTTATGGCTATCAATTGCCATTAATTGGTAACTATCATATGGATCAATAGAGTTAGAATAAATTGCTAACCACATTTTTAAACCTCACTTTCTATTTGATCAATATGCCATTCATCTAATAATAATGCTTTATTGGATTTTATGGCTTTATAAATTTTTGCGTCATAGTCACCTTGTAAAATGCCTTCGTGGAAATCATCAATATTATCGGCATTTGCTTTAATTTCTATGCGCTTTGAAAAATATACATTAATTGAAGCGATAAAATTATTCATTAAATTAACTCCTTATTAAATACGTTATCAATAAGTAAATTAGGAATAACCCAATTTACAAATAGGATATTTTTAAGTTCTTGAAGTGATTTAGATTCGTAAGATTGGTTTTCAATCTCTAACAGATAATTATCACCATCACCATTTATGATGTAACAACTGAGATTACAATAGAATAATCCTCCATTAGATCTGTAATCGTCATGAACATCTGTGAACCATGGTGGTAAATCATCACCTTTTAAGAATGTTTCTGAATCATTAAATTCTTGATAGGCTTGAGCGATTGTTTTAATTTTCATGATGCGTCCTCCCATCTTTTGATTTCATCTGCATAATCTGAGGCTATTTCTTCAAAATTGATATCATCTATAAAGTAATTAATTGCACCTTTAACAATGTCTTTATGATCATCTTCAAAATAGCAATACTCAGTAAAGAGTTCCTTGAGACGTTCTGCAAATTCAGAAGTATAAGAACAATTATTAAAATCCTTCGCTAAGTCTTTAATGCACAATTCAGAGAAGAATTCGAGGTTGGCTTTCCAAGTAGCATAGTTAGTCCAACCGTTATATTTGTCTGACATGATAAATCCTTTCATAGTTAAGTAGTAGACAATTAAACACTATATTAAATAGAACTAAATGTAAACAACTTATTTACGATTAAGGCTAAAAAAGATTATTTCGTAGTTATAAAGGGAATTAATAATAAATCTTGGTCAAAATATATTCAGTTGAACAAATAATTACTAATTGCTGCAAAAGTTCATTAAAGGCATTTTAAAGCCCATAGAGCGATTAAATGTTCCAGGGTAGGGTAAGGTATACCTTGGCAGGTAAAGTCCTCACCAGGGGCGATTGTGTGCGTTTTAGAATGATTGTTGATATTAATAAGCATAGGTCTTGCAGGGGCAAACAATAAAATACATATGTAAATCAATGGTTTACGTTTAAATTAAGAGGTTATTAAATGAGTGATGAACAATTAAATGCTCCAATTGAGGGCAAAAAGGATGAAAATGCACCAAAACGAGGCAGGCCCTCACACCTTCCAAATGACGATACCCGAAAAACTGTATATGAGTTATCGTCAGTAGGAACAACGTATGAAGATATCGCCACAGTATTAGGCATATCGCATGACACGCTAAGAAAGCATTACAAACCTGAGTTAGATAAAGGTCGTATTGACGCTAATGCGATTATTGCTGGGACATTATTTAAACAAGCCCAGGATGGCAATACTTCTGCTGCTATTTTTTGGCTCAAGACACGAGCTAGATGGAAAGAAACAACTCAACATGAGGTTTCAGGTAACCCGGATGGTTCACCTGTTGAAGTAAAAATCATTACGGGAATAGATGACTAACCCCCACCCCCTTATTTATATACAAACGTATTACAACCGTATTACAAAACTAGGGTAGTGGTAATTTTATACTAGGAGTAAATTATGCCAAATGTAGGCGGTAAGAAGTTTGCTTATACAAAAGCAGGTAAGAAGAAAGCTGCAGAATATAAAAAGAAACAAGACAAGAAAAAGAGTCGCAAGGGATACAAGAAGAAAGGTAAATAATTATGTCTAATTTAGGAAACTTATCTCCACAAGAGTTAGAAATGCTAAAACTCAGAATGATAGGTAATGATATGGATCAAGGTATTTATAACGATCCTGAGTATCAGAAAAACCTCATTCAACAAAAAAACGACATGATTAGGATGAAAATGAGAACGCCTAATTCTGTTGTAGATCCCAATACTGGTGAATATTTGGGTGAATATGAGTTTATGAGCTTATTATCTCCTGGTGGCGCAACACCTTTTGGACAAATAAACCAAAATGAAATGAATCTTATTAACCAAAATGGTGCTACACCTTTTCCACAGTTAAGCACAAGTGAGTTAAATCTTAGTAGATTGTTAAATCAAATTAAAATGTTAGGCGGTTAATTATGGCAAAGAGAGGCTTGTATGAAAACATCCATAGAAAAAGGAAACGTATTAAGGCTGGATCTGGAGAATCAATGCGCAAACCTGGAACTAAAGGCGCACCAACATCAAAAGCCTTCAAGCAAGCCGCTAAAACAGCCAAAAAGAAAACTAAGCGAACTTCTAAAAAACGTAAGTGATTGTGTCTAATGTGGTCATATCATTTTTATTGGGGTTTTAATCTAGGATTCGAGATCTACGAAGGTGAGGTTGAAGGTAACCTTGTAGATTACTTCCTAATTAACCTTGGTCCTTTAAGAATACAGAAAGCAGAGTGGGCGTAATGGCAGTGAAAAAGAAAAAAGTAAATCTCTCTGTAGGTAGAGGTGAAAAACGCTCAGTCAAACAAGGTGCTGGTCTCACGGCTAAAGGAAGAGCGAAGTATAATAAAGCAACTGGTAGTAAATTAAAAGCTCCTGTGACAGGTAAAGTTAAACCTGGAAGCAAGGCCGCTAAAAGACGTAAGTCATTTTGTGCGAGAAGTAAGGGGTGGACAGGTGAGAGAGGTAAAGCTGCTCGTAGAAGATGGAAATGCTAGACGATAGCCCTTGTAATGGGGTATGTCGAATGAAAGATAATCACTGTATATCATGTGGTAGAGACTATGAAGACTTAGCACAATGGTTATACATGAGTAGAGAAGCAAGACTAGATAGAATGGAACAACTTAAAAAGGAGCGATGACCCTTATGGAGTCGCAAAACAAAATGGACACCGGGTATAGACCCCGTCCACCACAAAAACAAATACACAGTTTAGTAAAGAATAATCGATTCTCAGTAGTGGTTGCTCATCGTAGGATGGGTAAAACTGTATGTGCTATTAACCAACTGATTCATTCAGCGTTAAAATGCAAGAAACCTAATCCTAGGTTTGCATACATAGCACCAACTTACAATCAGGCGAAAAGGGTTGCTTGGGATTATCTTCTTGAGTATACAAGACCGCTTGGTGGAAAGGCGAACATTGCAGAATTACGAGTGGACTTTATGGGTCGTAGGATTTCTTTGTATGGAGCTGATAACCCAGACTCTCTTCGAGGTATCTATCTTGACGGTGTTGTCATTGACGAGATAGGTGACGTAAACCCATCTTTATTTACTGAAATTTTAAGACCTGCCTTGGCTGACCGTGAAGGTTATTGTATGGCTATGGGAACTCCAAAAGGTCAAAACCATTTTAAAGACTTGCGTGATCGTGGTGAGCGTAACGATGGTTGGGCATTATTAGAGTTTAGAGCATCAGAAACTGATCTTCTACCTAAATCAGAGTTAAAAGCAGCGCATGAAGAAATGGGTGAAGACAAATATATGCAAGAGTTTGAATGTTCTTTTCAAGCTCCTGTAGAGGGTTCTTACTACTCTAAAATGATGCACGACTTAGAAGAAAAGAGTCGTTTTGTAAACATCGAGCGTGATGATTTAGCAAGAACATATACTGCTTGGGACTTAGGTATGTCGGATTCTACGGCTATTTGGGTTGCTCAGTTAGTAAACAAAGAAATACGTTTAGTAGATTATGTTGAAAACCATGGCGTAGGTTTAGATTATTACGTTTCTTGGCTACAACAGAATGATTGGATGTATGCAACACATATCCTTCCTCACGATGTTGCAGTTCGTGAGTTAGGCACAGGAAAGTCTAGGCAAGAGATGTTAGAAGATGCAGGCCTCTCTGTTACCATTGCTCCAAAAATTAACGTAGCTGATGGTATACAAGCTGTTAGACGAATTTTACCACGTTGTTGGTTTGATCCTGAAAAAACAAAACTTGGCATGGATGCACTTCGTAACTATAGACGAGTGTTTGATGAAAAACGTAATGTCTTTCATGACCGACCTTTACATGATTGGTGTTCTCATGCGTCTGATGCCTTTAGGTATTTAGCAGTAGGTTTAGACGAAGCACCAGCTGAGCAATGGCATCGAACCATTGAAGTTAATAACAATTGGATTGTATAAATGAGCGAAAAACTAAAAGCAATATTAGAAAACGAGATTGAAGATGCCATAGGTTATCTTGAAACCGAAACAACGGATGAAAGACAACAGGCACTCGAATACTATCTGCGTGAACCCTATGGTAACGAGGTAGAAGGTAAATCTCAAATTGTAACTGGTGAAGTTGCAGAAGTTGTTGACGGTGCATTACCTCAACTTATGCGCTTATTTGCATCCGGGGATAAGGTTGTGCAATTTGAACCTGTCAATGACGGTGATCAACCATTTGCTAAACAAGCAACAGAATATGCTAATTGGGTGTTTAACAAAGACAACGATGGCTTTCTTGTTATGCACAATTGGTTTAAAGATGCACTCTTGCAAAAAGTAGGTGTTGTAAAAGCATATTGGGAAGATAAGATTGATGTAAAAAAAGAATCTTATGAATACTTATCTGAAGACGATTTAGCAGTTATTATCAATGATGATGAAATAGAAGTTGTAGAAAAAGAATCTATAGAAAAATTAGTTCTTGAAGAACAACTTGGTCCTAATGGAGAAGTGCTAATCCCTGCTCAATACGAATATTTTTATAACATTAAAGTTAAAAGATCAGAAAACAACGGCAAGGTAACTATTGAAAATGTTCCACCTGAAGAGTTCTTAATATCTAAACGTGCAAGAACAATTAGCGATGCACCTTTTGTCGCACATCGTAAAATGGTAACTCGTTCAGAGTTGATCGCTATGGGTTACGATGAAGATACTGTAATGGAGTTAGGGACTGGTGATGCACTAGAATTTAGTCCTGAAAGAATAGCACGATACACTCGTGGTGAACAACCGACTGACATGGATTCTGATGATGAATCTATGCAATTAGTAGAAGTGTATGAATGTTATCTTAAAGTAGATGAAGACGATGATGGGATTGCTGAATACAAGCGTGTTGTTTACGCATCACACGAAATATTAGAAGAGCATGAATGTGATTACAACCCATTTCATTCTTTATGCCCAATTCCAATTCCACACAAGTTTTATGGTCAGTCATTAGCAGATCGTGCCATGGACTTACAATTAATCAAGTCTACAGTTGTCAGACAGATGTTAGATAACTTATACCTTACTAATAACTATCGAGTTGGTGCAGTTGAAGGACAAGTTAATTTAGATGACTTACTAACATCTACAGCAGGTGGTGTGGTTCGTATGAAGAATCCAAATGCTATTGTCCCTATGACAGTGCAATCTTCCGCTGGACAATCTTTCCCAATGTTAGAATACTTAGATGGTATTCAAGCTAGAAGAACAGGTATATCTGATTCTCAACAAGGCTTAGACCCTAATGTATTACAAAATGTTACTGCCGCAGCCGTCTCTGCGATGTCGGCAGCATCAACGGGTAAATTGGAACTAATCGCCCGGATCTTTGCAGAGACTGGCGTTACTTCTTTATTTAGAGGTATTTTACATTTACTTTGTAAATATCAACAAAAAGAAAGAATTGTTCGTATCAACGGTCAGTTCATACCATTTAATCCTAGAGAATGGAAAAACAACTACAATGTAACTATCAATGTAGGTCTAGGCACAGGTCAAAGACAAGAACAACTTTCTACTATGGCTATGATCTTGCAAAAACAAGAACAAATCTTACAACAGTATGGTTTATCTAATCCTCTTGTAAATATAAAACAATACAGAGACACATTAGCTAAGTTTATTAATATGGCTGGATTCAAAGATTCTACTGAATTTATGAATGAAATTACACCTGAAATGAACGCTGCATTATCACAACCACAACCTGAGAAACCTGATCCAAATACACAAGCTGCTCAAGTGTTAGCACAAGTAGAGCGTGAGAAGGCTCAGTTGAAAGCACAAACAGACCAAGCTAAGTTACAGTTAGATCGTGAACAAATGCAATTAAAAGCACAACAAGAAGCATTAGAACTAAAACAAAAAGAAGTGCAACAAACTGCTGATCTTGCATTAAAAGAACTGAAAATTAAGCTAGACGCTTCTAATGCAGATAAAAAATCACAATCTGACCAAACTAAAACAATCATGGATGCGTTAGAAAAGATTAACAATATTGCTAATAGAGGTATGTAATGTTACTTAACTACGGACTACAACAAAAAGCACCTAACATTGTATCTGCACCACAATCTTATATTGATAAAGATGCAATTCTAGGATTAACTCCTAGTCAATATGAAGGTTTAAAGTCTGTAGGTAATACTGGATACTTTTATGGTGACAATAGAATGTATGAACCATACAAAGTTCCTGCAACAACTTATTGGACAAAAGGTTCTGGCATACATAGTGGTTTAGGTGGTTCTGTGCAAAGACAATATCAACCAAGCACTAATATTGCAGGTGTTACCCAACCAAGCAGACCATCAAATAATGTATTAGGATTTCCTAGTGGATATATAGCACAAGGCGGTGCAGAAACAGGCACAATATACAGAGGCACACAAGCATTTAGACCAGTTAATGTAGATGTAACAGGCTTTAGTAAATCTAAAGGTGATGATGATATTTATACATATGATCCATCTATGGCATACATTTATGCAAACACACCTAGACCTGCACCAGTGCAAACACCGAATATTATGTCATTCTTATCAGCACCTACACCAATGGCTGCACCAACAGGTAATTATGGAGCAGGGAGATATTTAGGAAACACAGGATTATTAGGTGGTTTAGATTTTGGATTACCTAGCGGTCAATCTGCAAACACACAAGGAACAGCGTAATGGGATCACCAGCATTAGAAAATTTTTATAACGCATCTCAACAAGTTGCAAAATTAGCAAATGTTCCAGTTAGCCAAATAGTTCAAGTTGGTTATGATGAGCAAGGAAATCCTATATTTGATAAAGTGTCAAATTTAAACAAGCAAATTAATACGATTGCTACTGACATTTATAATGACTCACCTAATGACCCAAGATTTGCAACTGCTGACCCTAACTCTCCAAGTGGGTATTCAGTATTTAATGACCCAATTAGCAAATTTGATTTATTAACTAATTACAGACAAGTAAATGACAAATATGTCCCATTATATGGATTAGAGCCATTACAATCTTACAATCAAAAAGTAAACCCAATATCTAATAACGCTTACTTTAATCGAGTTAATCCATACACTAGACAACTAGATGCGTTTACCAGTTTATTAAATCCTGCTGCACAATATGCACAAAAGCAGGGAAATCCAAACCCAGAAGCATCAATGGGTGATAACTATTCGGTAGGTTAAGATGACTAGACAAGAAGCAATACGCAACATCCTTCAAGATGACGAGTTTAATAAAGTTATCCAAGAATTGCGTGAAAACCAAGTAAACAGAATTATCTACTCTAACGAAGACGATGCTAAAGAAAGAGAACAAGCATATGTCAGAGTTAAGACGATAGACGAACTCATGGGTTATCTTGAATCCATCGCTAAAGATAGCGAGATAAAAGATAAAGCATGGAAGATATTATAGACTTTTCTATAATGGCAACCCTTGCCTAAAGGGAACATTAAGGAAATACAATGAGTGAAGAAACCATGACACCAGAGACTGGTAGTGGAGAACTAACTGTGAGAGATGCTGCTACACAATTTGAAGGCTTCTTATCAGCAGGTGAGGAATCTACGGATCAACCAGAAACTGTTGAAGCAGAGGCAACTGAAGAAAGTGTAGAAGAAGTAGTAGACGAATCAGGTGAAGAGGAAGTTGTAGCCGATGAGTCTATGGAAGCTCAAGATGAAGGTGATGAAGAAGTCGAGTATGAAGAAGAGGAGCTTGTAGAAGAAAATCCAACCTATACTGTAAAAGCAGCAGGTGAAGAGAAACAAGTAACCCTTGATGAATTAATGCAAGGCTATCAGCTTGGTGCAGATTACACGAAAAAGACTCAAGAAGTTGCTGAACAACGCAAAGCTATTGAAGCAGAGCAACAGGCAATTGTTGAAGCGAAACAAGTTAGGGATACATATGCTCAACGGCTACAGGCTATTGAAGAATTTTTACAACAAGATTCTGAAACACCTGAATCATTGGCCGCAATGAAAGAAAACGACCCAATAGGATACGCAGAAAAAGTCGCAGATATGACTTTAAAAAAAGAACAGTTAGCACAAGTTCGTGCTGAACAGCAACGCCTTGCCCAACAGCAACAAGCGGAGCGTCAGCAAAACATGGCTAAACATATTCAACAGGAAGCACAAAAACTTTCACAAGTCCTACCAGAGTTTTCAGATCCAACCAAAGGCGAACAAATCAGAAATGAAATTCGCAATTATGGTAAGAGTGTAGGTTTTACAGACCAAGAGTTAGCTAATGTATACGATTCTCGTCATGTATTAATGCTACACAAAGCGATGCAATACGATAAACTTCAAAAATCTAAACCGTCAGTAACCAAAAAGGTAGCGAAAGCTCCCAAGATGGTTAAACCTGGAACAAAGGTAAAAGAAGGCAATCGTGATCTTCGCAAAAAACAAATGAATAAGCTAAAGCAAACTGGTAAAGCTAGGGATGCTGCGGCTCTTTTTGAAAACTTTATATCATAAGGAAGTGAATAATTATGGCAACATATCAAACCCATCAGGCAGTAGGTGAAAGAGAAGACCTAACTGATGTAATTTATAACATCTCTCCAACAGACACACCATTTATGTCATCTGTTGGTAAAACAAAAGCAACTGGTGTTTACCACGAGTGGCAAACAGACTCATTAGCTGCGGCTGATATTGACAACGCAGCAGTTGAAGGTGCAGATGCTTCTTCAGCTACAATGTCTCCAACAGTTCGTGTTGGTAACTACACACAGATTTCACAAAAAACTATCCAAGTCGCTGGCACATTAGAGGCTGTTGATAAGGCTGGTCGTAAATCTGAAAAAGCATATCAGTTAAGCAAGGCTTCTGCTGAACTTAAACGAGATATGGAAAAAATCTTGTTATCAAACAAAGCTGCTGGTGCAGGTTCATCATCTACAGCAAGAACTTTAGGTGGTTTACAAGCATGGCTAGAAACTAACGCATCTTTAGGTGCAACTGGCGTTGCTGGTGCTGACGGCTCTACACAGCGTGTTTCTGGAACAGACAGAACATTTACAGAAGCTATTTTAAAAGCTAATGTTAAAGCTGTATATGAGCAAGGTGGCGATCCATCAGTTCTTATGGTAACTCCATCAGCTAAACAAACAGTATCAGGTTTTGCTGGTATTGCTGAACAGCGTTACATGGCTCCATCACAAAAAGCAACAACTATCGTTGGTGCTGCTGATGTTTACTTATCAGACTTTGGCACATTATCTGTTGTTCCTAACAGATTTATGACTGCTGATATTGCTGGTAATGTAGGCACAGGCGGTGCTGGTCAAGACGATGGTGAAGTTGCATTTGTTTTAGACCCAGAATATGCTTCTATTGCATACTTACGCCCATTCGCTACAAACGAATTGGCTAAAGCTGGTGACAGCGAAAAAACACAGCTTTTAGTTGAATACACACTAGAAGTTAAAAACGAAGCTGCACACGGCATTATTGCTGATATTGCAGAGTAATAGAATATGACCCTCTTCGGAGGGTCTTTTCTTTAGGATTGTTATGGCAAAGCTAATACAAAAAGATGAAGTAAGAACACAAACAGCACACGAAGCAGACAATGGTCAAATCGTAGTAGCTACTACACAAGATGTAACAGACATCGTAGAACAAAATAAACAAGAATACAACGCAACAAATGGTCGTTGGGGTGATGATGTCTTTGACAATAAGATTGCATCTATTCCACTGACAGTAATAGACGATTTAAACAAAGCAGGAATCATGCGTGGATTTGCAGTATTAGATCAAAAGAAATTTAAAGCATGGTTAAATAACCCAGACAACAGATTCTTTAGAACAAGACAAGGCAGAGTATAATGGCATTTACTAGCTATACAACATTAAAGACAAAGATAGGTGAGTATTTGGCTCGAACAGATTTAGATACACAAATACCTGACTTTATTCGTCTTGCAGAAGAAAGATTGCGTAGAGATTTACGCATTAGACAAATGTTAAAAGTAGCTACAGCAACAGCAACTGCTGATGATTCTACAGTATCTCTACCATCTGACTTTCTTGCAATGAAAGATTTACACATAGATGCAACTCCAGTCAGAGTATTGAAATTTCAAAACACATCTAACTTTTTTAGAAACGCTAGAGTTACAGATAAAGGCGTTCCTACTATGTATACATTATTAGGCAGTGAGTTTCAATTTGCTCCAGTTCCTGATACTGCATACACATTAAGAATGGTGTATTACCATAAACCTGATTTTTTATCAGACAGTAACGCATCTAACTTATTTTTAGCTAACTGCCCAGATTTATTGTTATACGGTGCATTAGCAGAAGCAGAACCTTATCTTATGAATGATGAACGAATTCAAACTTGGGCATCTTTGTATGATCGAGGTCTAGCATCATTAAGAGCAAGTGATGATGATAGTGAATATCCATCTTCTCCAATGTCTATAACACTTTCAACGAGGTAAATTAAAATGGCAGAATTTAGTAATTATTTAGAAAACGCATTTAT